TATGATAGTGATAATACTTTATGTTATCCTTATTTATTGCTTAAAATCAATGAATTGAATTCTAATATAAATGGTACAAATGATGTAATGAATAATTGTTTTAGTTATTTAACTGAACCGAAAAAAAGCAATGGATATTTATATTACAATTATGATGAAAATATTGATGCAATTACGAATTATATTCAGGAAAGTCATATGACAAAAATATTTTCTCCTAGAATTGAATTATCAAAAATAACAATAAATATTCTAAATCCGAGTGGAGAAATAATAGATTTTGATGAAAACAAGTCAGTTGTAGTTGAATTGCAAATCACTTGTTTAAAGAAAGAGTTAGAGAACAATATTCTCACAAAAAGGGGTGCATAAATTAATAAAAATGAAGTATGATTTTTGATATAAGAAATATGTTAATTCTAACAATCAAAAATTTGATTAAAAGGATGATATATAATAAAAAGTTATCTAGTTTTGAAGAATTAGGTTATTCAAATGTTGTCAATATTTCAAAATATTTATCTTATAGTGATACATTTGATTGTTTAGCAAATATTAATAGTATTATAAACAATTATATTTCAAAATCATGTAAAACATTAAAAAGGAAAGTAGATTTGCAAAAGAAAATTATAGATAGTGTATTATATCATGCTACATATGGTTTACATTCAAATTTATCATCATCTAACAATTTATATGAAAAATATTTAAAGTTATACAAAACACCAAAAACAAATAATGATTATTTATATTTATCAGAAAATTTTGAAGAATTGTCTAAAATTCTTCCATGTTATATGTATATACTTTTGACTGCGCATGATAAACTACATAATTTATTAAAAGACAATATGAAAAATAGAAATAATATTGAAAAAAGAAGTTTGAGAATAATATATTATAGTGGTTGTGAATCTAACTTTAACAAATCATATATGTTATATAAAAATGTTGAATATAACTAGATTCATTATTTCTTTCTAAATATATATCGAATTTTCTCATTTTGTGGTAATGCTGCATCTAAGGGGCTATCATTAATATCGCATAATACACCTTTTTTTGTGTAGAAGAACATTTCTTTCATAGGATTATTGGAATGTTTACAAATATTAATTGATAAATTAACTACTTCATCATTTTTGTTAGGTTTAGAAGATAATCCTGAATTGACTAAAATATAATTGTTTCTGTCTTGAAATTTTTTTATTAGATTAGGTTCTCCGTTTTGTAGTATATAATCGTCTGTTAATTTAGAAAATGCATTAATATTTTCAGATTTGAATATGTTGCATACTTCTTTGTATAGTTTAGGGCTATTAACAACAATATCTCTAAAAGATAAATCAAATTTAACAATTGATGCTTGATTCAAAATTCTGTGAAATCTGTATCTATTGAATATGACATTTAATAATTCATCATGAATGTGTCTTGCAAAACACCATTTATTGTCAATAATTTTAGAATTTTTAATGATTTTATCAATATCAATAACCAATTTAAGTCCGAAAATATAATTATCACGCACAATATAATCTAATTTATCTGTATCCATACCATTAATTCTGTTATTAACAATAGTATATTCCCATTGGTGCATCAAATCATCAGGTGGATCAATTACATTCATGACAAAATCAACATCATCATCTGATAATTGTTCTACAAATATATTTCTAGCAATTTCTGCAAATAAAGCACAAGACCTTTCTTCATGTGAAATCATTGAATTATTTTTGTCAATAATTTTATTGGCAATTAATTTTCGAATAACATGTTTATCAAATCCATGGCTTCCTGGACCATGTCCAATATCATGACACAACGCACCAATAGAAATCAGTTCTTTTTTTTTATCACATATGTCAAAACTATCTTGTAAATGTGTCAATAATTTATTTGTGAGAGCATATGTGCCAATCATATGTGCTTTTCTAGTATGTGTAGCACTTGGAAATACTTTATAAGCATTACCTGTCTGATAAATGTGTTGAGTTCTGTTAAAATGTGGATGGTCAATAATTTTAATAGCTAATTCTGACATAACAATATCTCCGTAAATAGGATCATGTATTATCTCCATGATATAATTTAAATGTGTATACTACTTAAATTCGAATTAATATTCACTGTTCATTTTTTGTGAATATATTTTAATGCAGTTACCAATTTCAAAAATAACAAATTTGAAATTTGGATTATTAAGTGCAAATGAAATAAGAAACGAATCTGTTGTAAAAATAGATAAACAAGAATTATATAAGGGAAGTGTTCCTGTTGATAATGGATTATTTGATACAAAAATGGGTACAATTGGTGCAAATGAAATATGTGATACAGATTTATTACCTCCTAAAAAGTCTCCTGGATATTTTGGTCACATTGAGTTAAATTTACCAGTATATTCACATTCAAATATAAATACGATATTACAAACATTGAATATAATTTGTATAAAATGTGGTAATTTGGTCCATCCATTGTATGGGCAAGAATTTGGTCCAACATATGAAGAGATATTAGATATGCCAAAAGATAGTTTGCCGTATCCTTCAGAAGAAGATATGTTGAATATGCCTGCTTATGGAAGGTTAAATAAATTAAAAACCTTAAAATTCAAGGGTGAATCACAAAAGTCACATGTATCTGTGTGTAAGTATTGTAAAAGTATACAACCTTCAAAATATGTTTTGAATACAATGCGCGGTGTTGATTGTATTGATGCTGTTTATTCAAACAAAAAGGAAATAAAAGAAATATATCCAGAATATGTGTTTAGATTATTTAAAAAAATAACAAATAAAAATTGTTATATTTTGGGTTTTGATCCTGAAACATCTCATCCATCTTCTTTAATATTACATGCAATTCCTGTATGTCCCCCAATATGCAGACCATATATTGATCAAGGGAATGGACTTGTATCACAAGATCATTTAACGATACGTTATGAAGATGTGTTAAAATCTAATGAGCTTGTAAAGAATACTTTATCAAGTGATATTAAGGTAAGAGAAAAGGCGCGCGAATTTCTAGCCCATGATGTGGCAACTTTGTTTGATAATGAAACAGGAAATGGTTTTATTCCTAAGGGAACTAAATCTCAAATACATCAAACAATAGCTCAAAGAATCAAGGGAAAAATTCCTAAGGAAGGAAGAATTCGAGCAAATCTTATGTCAACACGTGTGGAAATGTCTGCTAGAAGTGTAATAACACCAGATCCTATGATTGATTTAGATGAAATAGGGATTCCTGAATATATAGCAAAACAATTGACTTATCCAGAAAAAGTAACACATAGAAATATAAGCTTTCTTTCAAAATGTTTTGAAAATGGTGATACATATCCTGGTTCAGTTGGAATAATTCCAAAAAACTACAAAAGAATAATTAAAGATAAAAATTATTTAATAAAAGTTGGTGATGTAGTTCTTAGACATTTGGTGAATGGTGATTATGTAATAATGAATCGTGCTCCTACGTTACATAAAAAATCAATGATGGGACATCGTGTTAGAGTATTTAAAGGATATAGTTTTAGGTTGAATGTAAATGTAACTGAACCTTACAATGCTGATTTTGATGGTGATGAAATGAATATGCATGTACCTCAGAGTACATATAGTAATGTAGAATTGTCATCAATTGCTGGATTAAGTAATCAGTGTATGAGTCCTGCTAGTTCCGAACCAGCAATTCCATTTGTTCAGGATAATGTACTTGCATCGCATATGATGACAACATCTAATAAAATAATTTCAAAAAAAGATGTTATGAACATAATTGCGAGAGGTGCTCCATATTATTATGGTATTTGCAATAAAGATGGTTATAAAGGTAGTGAAATATTAAAATATTATAGTCCTGAATTTTTGAATATAAATCTTGAAAATATGAATAAGAACAGTTTGAAGAAAATAATAAAAGAAACTTATCATGAATATGGTAATAAAGCGTGTTTCTATGCGATATCAACTTTACAAAAATTATTTGGCGAATATTTTAGTGCAAATATGTATACTATAGGTCCTAAAGATTTAATACGTGATGGTGGTGAAGTTGAATCAGAGGTAGATGAATTATTGTCAAAAATGATTAGTAAATTGTCAAATAGATTAGCACAAATACATATGGGTAAATGTTCATGTGATAATGATTTATTTGAATCATATGTTAATGAATTAAATTCAGAACTGGATAATAAATGTGAGAAATTATTGGGTTCAAAAGAAAGGTCTCGATTTAAACCAATGATAGAATCTGGTTCAAAGGGAAAAAAGAAAAATGTAAAACAAATGAAAGGATTTCTAGGACAACAAATTGTAAATGGTCAAAGAACAAATTCTGGATATTCATATAGAACATTGCCTCATTTTCATAAATATTCTGAAAATATAGAAACGCGCGGATTTATCAAAAGTTCGTTTAGTAAAGGTTTACATCCACACGAATTTTTCTTCCACGCTGGTGGTGGTCGTGAAGGTTTGATTGAGCAAGCATTGCAAACTGGTGAAACTGGTTATATTCAACGTGAGTTAATTAAGACTCTCGAAGATATACATGTTAAATGGAGTAATGTTGTAAGCGATGCACAAGGAAATATTGTCCAGTTTTTATATGGAGAAGATGGATTTACTGGTGAAAAAATGCAAAGCCATGATATTAGTATTAAAAATGATGGTATAAGTTTAGAAATAACCCATTCTTTAACAATAAATAAAGAAGATTGGATGAATTGTGTATTAAGTAAATCGATTAAAGAAGACACCAATTTATTTGAAGAATATTATAAAACATTAAAAAATTTCCGTAAAAAGTTATCAAATAATAATGAAGCAAGATTTCCTATAAATTTTGAAAGAAAATTAGAATTATTAGTGAATAAATTTAGTTTGTCTAAAGAAGTCAAAACAGATTTAGATCCTAAAACAATTTTATTATCTTATGATGAATTGGTAAAAAAGTGTGAAAACAACAAATATATACCAGGAAATGAATTATTAAAATATATGTTATATGCTTATGCTGGTCCAAAAGCATTAATTTGTAAATATAGAGTTACAATGAAAGCTTTTTTATATTTTGTAAAAAATATTGAAGAATCATTTAAATATTCTAAAATAGAACCAGGAGAAGCAGTTGGTATTTTATCAGCTCAATCCTTGGGTGAACCATGTACACAATTGACTTTGAATAGTTTTCATTTTGCAGGAGCTGGTCGAAGTCAAGGTTTACCACGTATTAAAGAACTTTTAAATGTTGAAAATAGACCTATTTTAGCAACAATGGATGTGTATTTAAAAGCTCCTCATTGTTTTGTTAAATCGGATGCAATAACAATAAATAATGAAATAAATTCTATAACATTAAAGGAAGTAATCGTTTCTTATAAATTTTATTTTGCAAATATTGATGGTCCTGAAATTCGAAACTATGTAAACTTAGAAAAAATTACAAATGCGACTGGTTATACATCATCACCATGGATATTAAAAATTATGTTCGATGATTCAAATATTGGACTAACAGATATTTGGAGTTGTTTGG